TTTCAGAACGCGGTTCTGGCCAGGGATCGGGAGTATCTGCCCGAGAAATGGGAAGAGAACTATCGCCTGTTTCGCGGGAATCACTGGCCGGGGGTCGTCAAGGTTTTAAGCCAGCCCGGAGGGAACAATGCGAAACTGTCACTGGCGTTATTGCAGAGCAATATCACGAGGACAGTGGCAAATATTACGGCCCGAGCTCCCATGGCAGAAGTGGTTAGCGCGGATGGGATCGAGGATGAAGCCTCGAAAGCTCTTTCGGAAAAACTTCGGGTCTGGTCGGCAGCAGCGGAGCAGCAACGGTCGCTGGGTAAGTCGGTTCTGAACCAGGAGATTTACGGGATCACGGTGGAAAAAGCCGTGTGGGATTCCACAAAGAAGCAGGGGCGTTCGATCCCGTTGGATCCCTTTTCGTTTGTTCCCGCGCCTGGGTATTATGAAGAGCTGTCCGATGCTCCGTATGTCTGCCATCTCTACCCGATGCAGGTCGAAGAGGCCGAAGCAAAATTTGAAGTCGAGAACCTTGCCCCGGACGAAGAAGTTTCTACCTTGTTGGGCGAGTCCAGGCAGGACGACCGGGCCGTTCCGAAAAACACGTACCCAGGATCGATCAACGCTACCGGGAATTATGTTCCCGTCAACCATCCCGGCGAGGCTGAAGAAATCAAGCTGAACCGTGCTCTGATTATTGAGCTTTGGATAAAAGATTACACCACTGTCACCGTTGAGGAAGAGGTCGTTGATATCGACCCCGCCACCGGTGAGCAGAAGATGCTGAAGATTGAGAGTGAAAAACTGAAATATCCCGGCGGGATACGGGTTGTCACGATTTCAAACTACGGCAAGGAAGTCCTCAACGACGAGGCCAACCCGAACGTCAACCATGCGTTGCCTCAAGAAGCCGTTGAAAATTCATACCTTTTTGATCGCTTTCCCTTCTATCATGCAAATTCCTATGAAGATACCACCTCTTTGTGGGGGTATGCGATGTGCGAAACGGTTGGTGATATCAACCTGGCCATCGACGATCTCTGGTCCACGATTATGTCGTACCTCCGGATGTCGATGTTCCCGCCACTGATTCTGCCCAAGGATACAAAGATCCCCTTGTCCAAGGTACGCTATGTGCCGCGCCTGGTACTGCAGCCGGTTTCCGGATCTGTTGGTTCCGGGATCAAATGGCTCGATATGCCCGCTCCTCCGAGCTGGCTGTTTCAAGCACTTTCCACGCTGGTCAGCTTCTTCGACCGTATTTCTCAGATCGAGGATGCGGATAGGGGCGAGGCTGCCGGTGGGGTTATTGCTGCCAGCGCGATCTCGATGCTGCAGGAGCGGGGGGCGGTTCTTGTCCGGGCGAAAATCCGGGCCGTTGACTACATTGTCCGTGAGCGGGGCCGGTGTTTTATCTCGTTCTATCAAAACTTCGGTATTGAACCCGAGCTGGTGGATATTGAATCTGGCCCGGTTGAGATCAACGGGTTGTCGCTTCTCCAGCGGAAATTCAACTATGTTGTGGAGTCCGGATCCACGGTGGCCAAGACATCCAGCCAGGTGAAGAATGAGGCCGTCGAGCTGTTCAAGCTGCAAGCTATCGACCGGCAGGCACTTCTGGAAGCGATCAACTTCCCGAACTGGCGCAAGATTGTCGAGCGTATGGGCGAGTCTCAGCTTCAGGCGGCCCTGTCCGTACTCATTCAGGCGGGTATGCCCGAGGAAGTAGCTCGGGAAATCTACAATCAGCTCTTGCAAGATCAGGGCGGTCCCGGCGATGCAACCCAGCAGAATGCTCCGGGCGGTGGCGTAGGCGCACCGGGCGCACCAGCAGAGGCCGGAACGCCCAAGGCCGAACAGGGTGTTGACCCGGGAGGTGCATAGTGCCGACTTATGTATATCGCTGTCCGAAATGCCGGCAGGAAGTCGAGCACTTCTGCAGAATCGACGACAGGCCCGATGCTCTCCCCTGCCCCCTGTGTGGAGTCATGGCAGGCAGGATAGTCTCTTTCCAGGGTGGTCTTGAAACGGAAACCGCAGCCTGGATTGACGACAACCTGCGCGGCGCACTGCAGGGGGATGGAGAGCGGCCCATTGAAACGCGGTCACAGTACAAAACGTATCTCAAAGAAAAAGGCATAGTTGAAAGAGGGTAGTTGACATGGCTTTCTTTGAGATGTTACCTTTAGGTTACACGGAGAAACAAAAATGAACGTAAACGCTGTTCGTAAAGACACCACCTCTTACGAAAACAATACAGACGACAACGCTCCTGAGCAGAATTTTGAATCGGAGTACACGGAAGAACCACAAGGTCAGCAGCCCGAAGCCCCGGTGCAACCCGAAGGTGACAAGGCTGAAGACGGTTCCACTCCCAACCCCGAAGACAAAACCGCTACCGAGCCCCCGTCTGGTGCGCCTGATTCGCAGCAGCCCGGAGATGATTATTCTGACCCCAAGAAGTTTGCCGCCGCACTTTTGGAGCAACTTGGTCAGGCTAAGCAATCTCAGACTGCCGAACAAGCCGCACAGCCCGAAGCATCCCCTCAGGATCTCCTTGCTCAGCGCAGGCAAGAAGTCACCGCCGGTTTAACCGATACGGTGAAGTCTGTTGAAGAGCAGTTAGGTAGCCTGCAGCAGAAGATGGAGTCGGGCGATATCGACCTTCAAACATACATGGTCCAGCGTGAGTCTCTTAATGAGCAGAAATGGGATGCTCAGCGTCAGGCCGATGCAGAAATTTTGAAGATCGATAATGAATTTTCTCGCATTGAAGAACGGATGCAGCAGGAAGTCGCTAGTGCGCGTCAGTCGTATGCAGAAGAAAACCCGGATTTTGTTGATATGTACCAGTCCGGAGAACTTCAGCAGGTCATGCAGGATCCCAGGCTTTCGAGCGTTTTTGGGAACAATCCGGCAGCCGCGCACCAGTATATTCGCAGCCAGAAACTCAACAGCGAGAACGAACAGCTCAAGGCGAGGCTGGCCGAGCTTGAAAAGGCGCAGCAGACCGCGATCTCTTCTGCCGCTCAGAATCCGCACAAAAAAATTGGAACAACAGGATCTGGAACGGCACCAACGCCCCCGGCCCGACAACAAAAAAAATCGCCCACGGACTCAATGCTCGAAGCAATGCGAAAGGTCCGAGGGGCATAGCCCTCTCTTTTGGAGGATACTTATATGGCTCTCAATCTTACAGAACTTCAGGCCGCAACTGATGATTATATCTACAATCACCAGCCGGTCGATATTTATTTCAAGTCGAACGTCCTTCTCTACAAGCTGTTGAAGCTGGGGAAGAAATATAACGGTGGTAAGAAAATTCAGACCTTCCTGGAATACGGGGAAGGAAACTCCGGGTCATACGGTCCCAAGTCCGAGCTGCCGATCAACAAGGTCGAAATCTTCAACGCGGCCTTCTTCGAGTATGCCGCGTACTTCGCGACCCTGACGATGGATATGGACGACGAGCTGATCAACTCCGGTGATCTGGCCCTGATCAACCTGTTGCAGGGTAAGCTGAAAAACGCGGAAAAAACCCTTCGCAAACGGATGTCCACTGAAATCTACGAACGCCGTGCTGACAACTTGGCCAATCAGGATGATCCGAACGCAAAGCCGTTCAACGGGCTGCACGATATGTTCGGTATTGACGAAAACGGAAATGCTCTGGCGAATACCGTTGCCTATGGTGAGATTGCCGAAAACGATATGCCTCAGTGGAAACCGAACGTGATTACCGCTGAAAAGACCATGAGCTTCAAGACCATGCAGGAGATTCGCAGAACTGCAGGCCTCGATGTCACCAACGATGCGAAGCCCGATCTGTATATCACCACGGAAGAGCTGGTGGACGCCTTTGAGCGCACCCAGCAGGTCCAGGCCCGGTACTCGGACCAGAAGCTCCTCGATGTCGGTTTCGATAACATTCTGTTCAAAGGCGCACCTCTGGTTCCTGACTCCAAGTGTCGTGCAGGCTGGATGTACGGGCTGAACACCAAGTATCTCGATGTCCTGACTCACTCCAAGCGCAACTTTACGAAACCCGAATGGCAGAGCCCCATCCGACAGCCTGATACCGCCACAGCGAATATCCGCTGGGCCGGGAACCTGGTCTGTAAGAACCGCAAAGCCCATGTCGTCGTGACCAACCTGGTCGAACCGGCATAAGGAGGGTGTAACGCATGATGGATGGAAAAAGCCGGGTAGTGCTTGTTGACGGGGAAGACCCGTCCAAGCCTCTCGATGAATTTGCAATGAAAGCCGAACTCGCTTCCCTGGCTACTGCCGGGGAGGTCGAGATCGCTGCCGAGGCTCCCGCCGCTGCCGATGCTACCGGCACCAAGGGCGCGGTCGTTTTTACGGCAGACGCGATCTATGTGTGTGTGGATACCGACACATGGAAGAAAACCGATCTCTCCACTTGGAGTGAAACCTAAGAGGTAATTCGCAATGATGAATAAAATTGTCCTCGTTCTTGCCGGAACAACTTCGAGCAAGAAATACCATATCCCGTTTACTGACAAGTGCCGGCTGGTCGCGGCAAAGGTTCTCAATTCCACTGAACAGGCCGATACCGCTGCTACAGTCACCTTCGGGATGAACGGTGCAGGTCACACGGTTTTTACGGCTGACCTGCAGGGTGCAGAAGCTCTGACCACCACGACCGCTGCTTATACTGACAGTGTGACCGAGGCTGAAAAGGAACAGATATTCTCCTGTGCCAAACCCCTTGAGATCGATGTCAACCTGGCAACCGCCTCGTCCGTGACCATCGAACTCACAGTCGATCCGTTTATCATCGGTCAGAACCAGAACGCGAGCGCATAATGAATGTTGAAGAGATGACCGAGCTGGTCAAACAAGCGGTCGAGGATGAATCCTTTACCGACGAGTTTATCCTGAGCGCATTCAACCAATGCGTAGGTGAGCTGGCTACGGCCTATACTCTTCCCGTTCTTGTCGCAAACACGACAGTTGATTGTCCGGCAGGGGCCAATACGGTCCCTATGCCGGACAATTATTTGAAAAATATGCACTTTGCCTCGAACCTGTCCAAGGAATGTCGGGTCAGTATCATAAAAGCCCTGACAAACTTCCTGGACAAATACCCTTTCCTGGACGCGGCTCCTCCGGTTACGGAAGTTTGCGTCCAGGGAAACACGCTGTACTTTCAGGGGGTTCCCTCGGCTCCGGAAACACTTCGGCTCTTCTATATCCGCAAACCCTCCCCCTTGGTTGAAGATGAAGACGAACCCGAGGGGATCCCTGAAAGTCTGCACCGCAAGCTTCTTGTCAATTTTGCGTGTGCAGAGTGTTTCAACCTGATCGAGGAAGGAATCGACGGGGCAAAGATTCAGTTTAACAAATACACCTCTCTCTACCAGCAGGCGCAGGTTCAGCTCGAGGCATTCCTGGGTGTTCCCCCGGAATCTCCCGACTATGTACCGAGAGAGGAAAAGCACTCTTCGTTTGATGTATGATCTCGAGCGAAAGTATTACGTCTATGTGCTTATGGATCCCAGGGTGCCGGGTCCGTTCGTGTACGGGTCGCAGTCGTTTGAATACCTCCCGTTCTACATAGGCAAGGGAACCGGTTATCGCATGACCGCCCATTTCACCGAAGCCAAGCGGGTGATGGGCGAGCTGGCAGCAAGGGTTCCCTCCCTGGCAGATCCTCTGGTCCCGCCTTCGGGTGTTCCATTCAACGCGAAGGAAGAACAGAAACTTGTCAGAATCATTGACATAATGAGGTCCACTGGCGGCAAGCCGGTAGCCAAAAAAATAAAAACAGGGATAAACGAATTCGAGAGTTTCGAGCTTGAAGCCTCGATGATCGCCCTGATCGGACGGCGGCAAAAAGGGATGGGTCCACTGACAAACGAGAATGATGGCGAGCAATTTGTAGGCGCAAGGCCGATTAAGCTGAAAACCTTTGGCGGGATGAACAATGTTCGCGCCGAAGGGGAGCCGTCAGTCTATACGCAGCATGGTCGAAAAGAATGCTCTCCCAGGGTCATTCTCAATGCCGATGTCACAGCCGGAGGAAGGATCTTGAAACGCACGGGCAGACGCCTTTTTGTTCCACTTCCAGGTGCTCACTCACTCTGGTCAAACCATCATTGTATGTTGGCCGTAGCCGATGGCAAGCTATACAGAATCAATGGGACTACCCCCGTTGAAATCGCGACGATCTCTGACCCTGATGCCAGAATATATTTTGTCGAGGTTGAAGGGAAGGTCTATTTTGCAAACGAGAACTGCCATGGAATTTTCAACCCGGCAACAAACCAAGTCGAAGACTGGGGAACGGAAGTCCCCCCGACTCCGGTTGGAGTTGCGACTTCCGGGAGTGGTGGACTCGAAGAGGGAATGTACGCGATTGCATATACTTACGCGAATTCGGATGGTTTACACGGTCTTTCGTCTGAGATTGCACTGGTGCCTGTACTTTCGGAGGGCACGATTACGCTTTCTAATCGCCCGGAATCAGCTCACGTTTGGATATCGGATCCGGACTCTGACAAGCTGTATTATCTCGGCGGTGAGGATACGATCTCTGCAACGTATGTGGGCGGCGATGTCCTTCAGACGATAGGCTATATGCCCATCCCGAACATGACCTGCCTGGCCCGAGCGTATGGCCGCACATGGGGTGTGGACGGCAAGCTGCTCAGGTATTCCGACCCGTACCGTTCGGACCTGTTTTCGCCGGAATCGTATCTCGAATTTGACGAGGAGCCAGTCATGGTTGCTCCGGTATATTTCGGGGGCGAAGCGGGAACGGCGAATTCCACAACCGGCGGGTTGTATGTCGGTTTTGAAACCCACACACTTTTTCTGGCCGGAGCAGATCCGAAGCTCATGGCACAGAGGCAGGTCGGCCCTGGTGTTGTCAAAGGCACTCTGGCCTACTGCAACAATGTTCCGCAGCTTGGAAACAATGTGCCGATATGGGTGGCCAAGGATGGCATTGTCGCGGGTACTACCGGCGGCACTGTCGTGAATATGACCAGCGATAAGGTCAAGTTTAACCCTGGCAATATGGGCGCATCTCTGGGCCGGACAAACAACGGCGAGTTCCAGTTTCTATCAAACTTCAAGCGGGGAGACAACGGAGAGGTTGGCTTTGGAGATGAAGTCACCACCGAAGTGATCCGCAACGGAAAAGTAATATAACGGAGGAAGTTATGTCTTCTATCATCAATGTTCCCACAATGCCCGAAGCTCTGCGAAATGACGATAATGTTCAACACGCGGTACGCGGCGGGTTTCTTCCTGATCTGTCTTTCGAGGGGATGGTTACGACCGACCACTATCGGGACGGCAGCTTGATTCACACTCAGACGGGCAAAAACACGTTCACCACCGAGGGGATGGCGAAGATGCTGAATATCATCTTCCACGACATTTCCAAGGCGGCTGAACATATCTGGTATGTTGGTATTTTCAAGAACAACATTACTCCGGCCTTATCCGATACCGCTGCTAAACTCGGTGCCGGTAACGCCTTCGGTGAATGTCAGGATGCAGACTACGATAGTCCCTTGACCAACCGGCCTCAGTATGTCTCCGAAGATACCAGCACTGCCGTCATCTCCAACGTGAACTCGAAAGCTCATTTCATTATGAATGCCTCGATCACTGTTTACGGCGCGTTCCTGGCTGACCAGCAGGCCAAGACCTCATCTTCCGGTACGCTCATGTGTGCCAAGCGGTTCGGTACTCCTCGTGCCGTTATCGCGGACGATGAAATCTATGTAACTTATCAGATCACGTGTACCACGAGCTAAAAAAAGACCTTTAAGTAGGTTGACACGGTACTCGGCGTCTAATCAACACCACCCTCTAGTCACTTGGGGGGCTTCGGCCCCCTTTTTTGTATGGACAAATTACTCCATGTTCTCTCCCTCGTGGCCACCATCGTTGAGAAAGCCATTCGCAAGGCCAAGGAAATCCGTAACCAGAAAGAAGTGGATCAAATTTACGAAGATCCTGTTGGCTGGTTTGATGATCATTTTCCTTATGAGCTGCGCGACGAGGACGTTGCCAACGAAACCCGCGAAACCTCCGATCTCGAGGATTAAAAACGCAGACGGATCTATCACGTTCGATCGGCAATCCTTTATTAACTTACTTTTATATATCAAGGCCTTAGAAGACGGGTATGAATAGCGGAGGCAGGTTTGCCGAAAAAAGATCACCCCACCCTTGGAGATGTGCAGCAGCACGTCTATCTTCGGGCCACCATCCAAGCTGTCTATCTCAACAACCCCCTCGTTGAAGAACGTCTCTGGGATACTGCCGACATTGAGTTGTATGAAGGCGGTACCTATCTCGCTTGTCCCATCTTGTATCATTGTTCCCCCTGGAAGCAGCTACGCGGAAACGGATCGGTCGAAACCGGTGGCCGCGCTTTTGTCGCTGGCGATCAGGTCTTTGTCCTGGCCAAGAAAGCCGAAGAAAAGATCATGGAAGACGGCTGTCAGAAGTTTTATTCTGAAGTCACAGTTCTTGGTTTTGTAAACGGTCCCAAAAAATGTGCGTATGATTATGCACTGGTCAGGATCAGCAAGGACGACCTGCTTCCTCTCGAGCCGCCCTTCGGAACGACATCCTACGATAGTGAAACCGATACCTGGTCATACACCGACGATGATCCGGATTCTCATTCCGGGGAGATGTGTATTCTCTATGATTACCACTCACAGGGATACGCCGAGATCCGTGTTGCAAGAGATAATTATGGAACGACAGTCGATTTTCCCTGCACGGTCGAGTATATCAAGCCTTTCTTGGACGAAGTTGAGTTTCGGGATGTTGAACTTTTTGATTTGGTACCCCAGGGAAACAAGGAGGACGATCCCGGCCTTAAGTTTCCCGAGGCTTCCGGTTCTGTAAACTGGCGGTCAGATATTTCTGGAAAGGATTTGGGGGTCAATACCATCGACTACTCGATCAACCCGGTTCAGCAGATGTTTATTGATCTGCGCTGGGCGTTCACGGGAGACGAGACAGGGCTCACTACGGGGCGTTTTACCGAGCTCGACAAGGAATTCGCTGAATACTTCTGCGCTGAAGATGGGACTTCCAAGATCACGGACTGGGCCGCAAAGAGTGGCGGGTTCATGTACGACATCCGCCCTATGGAAGCGGTCCCCGGTTCGGCAAGCGATCAGCCTCAGCTCCTCTGTGAGATGGACGAGGACATGCAGCTCGCTGTTCACAATTACATTCAGCGGTTACAGCGCGAGGTGACGGCGATTGACGAGAAGCTCGAGGAGAAAGCTCTCGAGATTGAAAGCCTCGAAGACTTGCTGGAAGACTGCAACGAGCGGATCCCGTCACTGCAGGATGCCCTCGACGACGCGAAGAGGATCCTGAAAAGCCTACAGAACGCAGGATGGGGGAGTACAATCACGGCATTTGCCCAAGAGCAGGTCGACAAGCTCAAAGCGCAGCTTGACCCTCTTCTTCTTCTTCAGGAGCAGATTCCTTCCATACGGATCCCGACGGTGCAGAGCGAGATCGCCGACCTGAACGCCGCCCGGCAGGAACGGGTCGACCAGATTGACGCGGCGGCAAGGGGCGAGGTCCCGTTCTCGTTCACGGCGGCCTACAACCCTGACGGTTCTGTTGCGTACAATTTTTCGGCTCATGTTGCAGCGGGATATGGCGAAGACGAGATCTGGGTATGCGGGAAAAATACCTACAACGGCATGGTCGTTTCCTATTGTGATGCCAAGTGGAAGTTTGTGCGCTTGCAAGAAATCCCGCCGGCCATACCTATCCCCAACCCTGCCCTTGACCGTCTTGCGGGAGACGCAGCTTTCGGCGCAGTGGCCCCCGGTATGGCAGGGGCGAACGAAGGACAGATGCTTGCCGATATCGGTGCAGTCATGACTGCAGACGCAACCCTGGCCCCCCTGGGTAGCGATACGGATATCTTCACGGTGGCACTGCTCAAGCGGATCAACGAGGGAGAGTATCACCGTGACTCTTTCCCTGCCGACCGCGAGAGCTCTTTCCTGGCCCTGACCGCCCCGATCCCCGAAGATATTTACAACGAGCCTCAATACAAGACTGCCCTGAACCATCGGCGAGAGAAAGTCCAAGTGTGGGACCGCTACGACAACTGGCACAACACAATGGGGATATCCTTTGCAGAGTCCACGGCTGATAGGACGTGGTGGTTTTTATCTGAAGGGCAGGAATGGCAATGGGAATGCAAATTTTTGGATACGCCCTTGGGGTCGATGATGCTCGAACCTCCGTCTTTCAGTGCCGGGCTGTGGTACATGATGCAGATTGCTACACCGATGTCGATATATCGGCATGACGAAACGACGTTCGCTTCCGAGGTCCGGATTGCCAAGCAATCGGCTCGGATGTGTCTGCAGCTTTATTTGGTCCAGCGGCAGGGCCTTACTCTCTGGGCCGAGACCGAAAGCAATTTCGTGAAGCAGGAAGTGACGGTCGGGCCGTATGGCTGCAAGGTTGCCCGGGACGGGATAGACGGCGTTCGGTTTATTGAGTTCGAGGATGAGATGACTTTTTATGACGACCTGGAAGAAGAAGATCGTGCGTCTCTTATTGAAGATCGGTATTACGTGAGTCAGGTCGAGGAAGATGGAACTGCCTGGTCAAATATGCGCGGCGGGCTGCAGCTTGGTCGGAACGAGATCGAGGTCCACGCTGGATTCGAGGCCTGGAACAGGCTGCTCCTTGGCACACAGCGACGGTGTCCTATCGACCAGGAACGGGATGCTCGCTTCGAGCAGGCGATCAATGAGCTGGTCCAGGCCTTCTATTCTGTTCAGGAAAATATTTACCCGTCAACAATGCTGGAGTTCAAGATGGATGCGAGGATAATTTAATGCTGCTTTTTTCTGATGGATTTAAGCATATGGCGGTGTCGGAGCTCTGGAGAAAGTGGGGACACTTCTCTCACGGAATTCGGGGAAGCCGTATTGTCTTTGGCGTGGACCAGACGTCTGGAAAATCCTGGGGTCGAAAAGATGGGTATGGGTTGCAGTTTTTGGGAACAAGGTATTACAGGTATGTCTTGAAACCATCCCTTTCTTATTATTATCTTTCTCTAGGAACGCCCATAAGAAAATCCAGAACTGTCTATACGGGATTCGCGATTGCCTCGCACGATCATGGCCAGTTTGCTTTTGACATGCATTTTTATTCTCGAAACTGGGGGGGGAAATATCCTCCGCACAAAATTGCATTTAACGAGGGATATACTGGGGGACCACTTTCATTGTCGAATGAGGTGGCTTGCTGCAGAGCTATTGTTCGAGGAAATGTCGTTGATTATACATGGACGTTTCCGTCCTCCGACGTGCCGACTCAATATAATCAGGTTGATGCTCATACCAATCTGTGTTCCGGAGACTTTTTTTACCACCAGGTTGGAATAACGCTTCACGGGAATACTGACGACGGGTCTACTGCCTGGGTTGAAAACAGGGTAGGGCAAAGGGGCAAATCAAGTCGGCTTGAAAATGTCTATACGGCCTCCCCTAACACCTCGAATTCTTGGTTTATAGATGCTGTAGAATTTCGGCTTAGCGACGTGAATGCTGTTATTGACGATTTTTATATTGCAAACGAAGAAGGGAGTGTAAACAACGACTTTCTGGGGAGCGTTGTTGTCCGGCAGGTGGGGATCTCTGGGGAAGGGGCTCAGAATAACAGCGAAAGTTTTGGTGGTAGCTACTATCGAAGCGAAAATGTAAGTGCTTCTGATATTGTAGATACTCAGAATAATATGCCT